GTGTTGCGGACGACCTCGTTCTCGAATCGACCAACGGACTCCGCCCCGCCGATTACTGGATCGACGCCAACGTCGCCGGCGAGGGCCTGATCGTGGCCTACTGGGTTCCCACTCCGTATTGGGCGTCGTAATCCGATGATTCGCGAACTGCGGATCTGGTGGCGGCTGCGGCCGCTCATCCACCAATTCCAGGAGCTGACAAAGATGAAGTTCTCGGTCAACGTTGCGATTCAGATGCTGGCGCTCGTGGCGCAGGGCTTGAACGCCTCGATCGACCTGCTGCCCGGGCGCGGCAAGTTCTGGGCCATGGTCGGGCTGTCGGCGGTGCAGGGCGTGGCAGCCGTGCTCGCCCACTTCGCCAACCCCGACGGCACGCCGGCGCAAGCGCCCTACATCAAGAAGTGAAGACGGATATCCAGATCGAACGCTGGTCCCTCGACCGGCTGGTTCCCTTCGCCCGGAATCCCCGCACGCATACCGAGGAGCAGGTCGCGCAGATCGCAGCCTCGATCGTGGAGTTCGGCTGGACGAATCCGGTCCTGGTTGGCGCGGACGGCGTAATCATCGCGGGTCATGCGCGCATCATGGCCGCGCGGAAGCTCGGCTTGAGCGAAGTGCCGGTGATTGTGCTCGATCACCTGAGCGAGGCGCAGCGGCGGGCGCTCGTCATCGCCGACAACCAGCTCGCCCTGGCAGGCACGGGATGGGATGAGGAACTGCTGCGCGGGCTGCTCGTCGATCTGCGACAGGACGAGTTCAACCTGGACGTGCTTGGGTTCTCCGACGAGGAGATCGCCGCGTGGCTGACGCAAGATCCCGAGGCGCCGCAGGAAGGCCTCGCCGAGGAAGACGCCGTTCCCGAGCCGCTCGAGGAGCCGGTCACTCGCCACGGCGATCTGTGGGTCCTGGGCAACCACCGGCTGCTGTGCGGGGATTCGGCAAGCAGCGAAGACGTGAAGCGCCTGGTGGAAGGCGCGCCTATTGATCTGGTCAACACCGACCCTCCCTACAATGTGCGCGTCGAGCCGCGCTCGAACAACGCCATCGCCGCCGGCCTTTCGTCTTTCGCGGGCTTGCAGCACCACCAGAGCTTCGACGTTCACCGGGGCGCATCCAAGGCCAAGGCCACCACGAAGAAGATGCGGCCCAAGGACCGCGCGCTGGCAAACGACTTCATGAAGGACGGCGATTACGACGTCCTTCTGAGAAAGTGGTTCGGCAATCTCGCCGAGGCACTGAAGCCGGGTGGCAGCTTCTACATCTGGGGCGGTTATGCCAACTGCGCCAACTATCCGCCGGCGCTGGCCGAATGCGGGTTGTACTTCTCGCAGGCCATCATCTGGGTCAAGGAACACCCGGTCCTCACCCGCAAGGACTTCATGGGCAATCATGAATGGAGTTTCTATGGTTGGCGTGAAGGCGCGGCGCACTGGTTCAATCCGGAGATCACGAACGCGACGGACGTGTGGAGCGTGAAGAAGGTGAGCCCGAACGCTATGGTGCATCTGACCGAAAAACCTGTCGAGCTGGCGGCGCGGGCGCTGACGTATTCGTCGAAGGCCGGCCAGACGGTCTTGGATCTGTTCGGCGGCTCGGGCTCCACGCTGATCGCCTGCGAGAAGCTCGGACGGCGGGCGAGGCTGATGGAGATCGATCCGCCGTACTGCGACGTGATTTGCCGGCGGTTCATGGAGTTCTCTGGCAAACCGGCCAAGCTGGAAGCGACCGGGCAGACTTTCGATGAAGTCAGGGACGCGAGGCTGTCAACCGCGAGTGTGAGCAATGGATGAGCGGATCCTGACGGCGATCGTGCCGGCAGTCGGGCTGGTCTCGGGGCTCATCGCTACCTACGTCAGTCTCCAGAACCGGGCGCTGCTGGCCGAGGTGCGGAAGGAACTGGCCGAACTCGAGAGCCGCATCATTTTGCGCCTGAACGGTTTGTACATCCGGCGCTCCGAATGCGAGTTGCACAACGCGCTGCTGGAGGAACGGATCGAAGGGATCGTACGGCAGAAGAGAGAAGCCGCCAGCGACTGAGGCTGGCGGCGGACGGTGCGGCGCTGATGTTACTGAGGTTTCATTCGATACGCCCGGGCGCCCTCAGCGGTCTTGAGAGACTCGACGGTGAGGCCCATCTTCTTGCCGAGCGCGCCGGAGATGAAGCCGCGGACGCTGTGGGCCTGCCAGCCGGTGGCGGACATGAGGTCGGCGAGCGTAGCGCCCTCGGGGCGGCGCAAGAGTTCAAGGACGATGGCCTTCTTCGAGCCTTCGCGGGCGGGGTTGGCCCCGTCGTCGAGCGTGGCCAGCCTAACCGCCTTCGTCTTCCTCGGCGCGACAGCCGCCGCCTGGGGCGCGGCGGTGGGCGTCAGGGCTTGGATGGCGCGCCAGATCCGCGCGACGGCGGTCTTGCGGTCGGTGAACTTCTTCACCGGCTTGAGGTCGCCGAAGGGCGGCACGCCGGCGAAGCCGTTCCAGATCTCGACCAGGCGGTCGGTGGGCCAGTTGGCGGCGAGCTTCGCCAGCTCCTTCTCGCTCGCGAATCGCGCGTGGTCCTCCGGAATCGCTTCCCCGGCGAGGTAGGCGGTGACCGTGTTGTCGTTGTCGATGGCAAACGTCGTCATGTTGGGTGTCCTTTCTATCGGGTCATGCCGGCGAGTTGATCGTCGGCGGTTAGGTGCAAGTTCTTGTAGTAGCCGCTGGCCAGGCGCGCCCAGCCCCACGGCGTCGAGATCTCATGGCGCGCCGCGATCCGACTCAGCTTGATGCGGTGCGTGCCGTTGGAAAACTCCTTCTTGAGGTGGCCCCAGCGGTCGAGCTTCCAGCCGTTCCGCGTGGCCCAGGCAATTAGTTCCTCGCGCGTCATGGCCATCGAGTCAGTCCTCCTGGCGGCGGTCGATCATGCCGCTGGCGTCCTCGACCGATTGCCGGATGTCGTTCCAGCAGTCGCGGCAGAAACGGGCCGCGTCGATCACGAGGCCGTCGTTATTCGTGAGGGTCAGTTTCCGGTGGATTGGCTTCGCCTCATCGCACAGCGAGCATTCGATGTAGGGTTGTGCGGTCATGGTTCGTCTCCTTGCTGGTCAGTACTCGAGGCCCTTGGCGTCGACCGCGCCGCGGTCGCCCAGGTCGGCCAGCACGTAGGCGAGTTGCTCGGTGATGCGGCCGAGGTCGCCCGCGTAGCCCCAGTCGGCGGGCGCGGCGGCCTGCCGTTTCTTGTGCTCGGCGAGGCGCACGGCGATGCGCTTGAGCAGGTCCTGGGCTTCGGCGTGCCGCTCGGCGTAGCAGCCGGCGGCGGTCTGTTGCGTGGTCGATTGCGCTTTGGTGTTCCTCATTGCGACTCCATTCATCGCTCGGGGGCGGCGAACAATCAAGCAGAATCGAACAACTGCATCTCGCGACGTTTCAAACAGATAGGGCCGGAGATGTCGGACAGGTTGATGACCCAGGCCGAGTACGCGCGGCACCGTGGCAAGAGCCGCCAGTACATCAGTCGGCTGTCCAAGGCGGGCGTGCTGGTGATGCGCGGCGGCAAGGTGGATGCGCCGGCGTCGGACGCGGTGCTTGATGACCGGCCCGAGCCGGTCTCCGAACGCGTGGCGGCCGCTCGGATTGACACGGCATCCACGGGGACGACGTTTGCCCAGGCCAAGACCGCCGACATGGTCTTCAAAGCCCGGCTGCGCAAGATCGAGTACGACCTGAAGATGGGCAAGTTGATGGAGACCGATCTGTTTCGGCAACGGATCGAGGCGATCCTCGTGGTGATCAAGGAAACCGTGATGGCGTGGCCGAACCGCGTCGCGCCAGAGGTGGCGCCGCTCACCGATGAACGCCAGGTGTGGGATGTGCTGATGCGCGAGGCGCGCGTCCTGCTCAACGATACCCATCGCGCCGTCCAACATGCGCGTTGACGAGATCCAGATCCTGGCGGCCGATGTGCTGCTGCCGCCGCCGGACCTGACGGTGTCCGAGTGGGCGGATCAGAACCGGCGGCTTTCGTCGGAGTCGGCTTCGGAGAAGGGCGAGTGGCGCACGGACCGCGCGCCGTATCAGCGGGCGGTGATGGACGCGATGGGCCCGGCAAGTCCGTACGAGACGGTCGTCATGATGTGGGCAGCCCAAAGTGGCAAATGCCTTGCTCTCGACACGCCAGTTCCGACGCCTGACGGTTGGATGCGGTTTGGGGAGGTTCAACCCGGCGACACCTTGTTCGATGACCGCGGCGCCACTTGTCGAGTGGTTGCTGTCAGCGAGATCAAGTATGGACGCCCGTGTTACCGTGTGCGCTTCGATGACGGCAACGAGATCGTCACCGACGGCGAACATCGCTGGAGGGCGTACGACCGGCGGCAGGACCGCTTTCGCGAAGTGAGCACGGAAGAGATGGCTGCGGAGGTAATTATCCCGCGGCAACCACGAAAAGCCTCTCGATACCGCATTGCTTGCACCAAGCCACTGGAGCTCCCCAACGTGGTTCTGCCTGTCGAACCCTACACATTGGGTGTGTGGCTGGGTGACGGCAACGCTCACTCGGCCCAGATTACCGGCCTTCTCAGCGATGGAATGGACCAACTCTTGCGAGCGACCGGCACTGATGCGCGGGTCATCCGCTGCACGCCAACCGGAGTAGCCACCGTTCAAGTGGGCCGTGCAACTCGCCTCGCTCTGCGCGCGGAATGCCGAAGAGGGCACCGCCTCGAAGGGGCGAACTTAAGCCCGTATGGTTGCCGCCGCTGCAAGACGATGCGGGCCGTCGCGACCAAGCGGCGGCGCATTGAACGCCTCGGCCAGGAACGGCTATTTCCGCGAGTCTCTGGCGCAACGAATACGCCGGATACCTCCGACACGATGACTGCCCAACTCCGGCGCTTGGGCGTGCTGGGCGACAAGCACATCCCGCAGATGTATCTGCGCGCTTCGGAGAGACAACGGCTCGCTCTGCTCCAGGGACTGCTGGATACTGACGGATATGCGTCTTTGACGGGCTCAGCGGTCGAATTCACCAACACCAACGAACGTCTCGCACGCGATTTCTACGAGCTCGCGGTGTCTTTGGGGTTTAAACCAGCCTTGAGAATTGGGCGGGCGACACTCCGCGGCGCCGACTGCGGCCCAAAGTACCGGATCACTTTCACGGCGTACCGGGAAGATCAGCCATTTCGGCTCCAGCGGAAGCTCGATCGTCTCCGTAGCGTGGGTTCGCGTCAGAGTCGCCCGACCGAGAGCCGCCGCCGGAGCATCGTCGCGATCGAACCCGTCTCATCGGTTCCAGTGCGGTGTCTGGCGGTGGATTCTCCGTCGCGATTGTTCCTGGCAGGCCGGGGGATGATTCCGACGCATAATAGTTCACTGCTCGAGAACTTCCTTGGCTACATCATCGAACTCGATCCGGGTCCTGTGCTGCTGGTCGAACCGCGCGAGGTGGATGCCGAGGCCTTTTCCAAGGACCGTTTGGCTCCGATGCTGCGCGACACGCCGTGCCTGCGCGGTAAGGTTGCCGATGCGCGATCGCGGGATTCGAACAACACGATCCTGCACAAGAAGTTTTTGGGCGGCTCGATTACGCTCGCGGCGGCCAACTCTCCTGCGGGTCTCGCGATGCGCTCGATCCGCTACTGTCTGCTCGACGAGGTGGACCGTTATCCGGCCAGTGCCGGAAGCGAAGGCGATCCGGTGAACCTGGCCATCACGCGCACAGCCAACTTCTGGAACCGCAAGATCGTGCTCTGCTCGACACCGACGACGAAAGGAGCCTCACGCATCGAGCAAGCCTGGCTCAACTCGAACCAGCAGAGCTTCTGGGTGCCGTGCCCGCACTGCGGGGCCTACCAGGTGCTCGCGTGGGGCAACCTCGTCTGGCCGAAGGAGGCGCCGGAGAAGGCGGCCTACCGTTGCGAGCACTGCTCGAAGCTGATCGCCGACTGGCAGAAGCATCAGATGCTCAAAGTCGGCGAGTGGCGCGCCGCGCGGCCCGAGGTGGCCGACATCGCCGGTTTCTGGATCAACGGCCTGTACTCGCCCTGGCGCAAGTGGGGCGCGCTGGCGAAGAAGTTCTTGGCCGACAAGAAGTCGATTGAGACGTTGCGCGAGTTCGTCAACACGGTGCTCGCCGAACCCTGGGACGATGCGGCGGAAACGGCGGTCGACCAGGCGGCGGTGATGGCGCGGCGCGAGCACTACCGGGCGGCAGTGCCGTACGGCGCGGTCGTGCTGACCGCCGGCGTCGACGTGCAGAAGGACCGGCTCGAGTTGGAACTCGTCGGCTGGGGGCGGGGCGAGGAATCGTGGTCGATCGAGTACCGCATCTTGCCGGGCGACCCGTCGGGCGCGTTGGTCTGGCAGGAACTCGACACGTACCTCGAGCGCCGCTGGCCCCACGAAACGGGGATCTCGTTGCCCGTGTCGGCTTGCGCGATCGACGCGGGCTACGAGTCGCAGGCGGTGTATGAGTTCAGCCGGACCCGCTATCACCGCCGCATTTTCGCCGTGAAGGGCAAGGGTGGGCCATTGCCCGTGTGGCAACGCAAGCCGACGCCGAAGAACATCCGGGGTGAGAAGCCGTGGATCGTGGGCACGGACACGGCGAAGGAAACGATCTACGGGCGGCTCAAGAATCCGACGCCGGGCACGCCTGGCTACTCGCACTTTCCAGCCGACCGCGAGGAGGGCTACTTTGAGCAACTCCTGGGCGAGGTGCTCGTGACCACGTACGCGAAAGGCCAGCCCAAGCGCGAGTGGCGGCCCAAACCGGGCGTCCGGCAGGAGGCGCTCGATGCGCGCGTCTACGCTTACGCCGCGCTGCGGGCGCTCATCTCGATGGGCCTGTCGCTCGACAACGAAGCGGACCGGATCCTCGCGGCGAACCGCCCCCGTCCTGTGCCCGAGGATGAGCGGGACCGCGAGCGCTGGCTGGGGGAGCGAGGGAGGAAGTGGCTCAAGCGATGAAAGTCAGAAGTCAGCCAGGCGTTCAGGGGACGCTTCGTGCCTGGGAGTACCTGGTGGTCACCGGTGATGCGGAATCGCCGGACCTGTTGGCCGAGTACGGCGCGCAAGGGTGGGAACTGGTGGCCGTCGTGCGCGAGTTCGGAACGCGAGCGACGTTCTACTTCAAACGGCGGAAGTTCTGAATGGCCTGGACACAGCAGCAACTCGATGCCATCGAAGCGGCGATCGCGAGCGGCGAACTGACCGTGCGCTTTGGCGATCGCACGGTGACCTACCGATCGATGGACGAACTCCTCCGGGCGCGGGCCGTGATCCAGGAAGCGCTCGCCGCCGAATCCGGAACCACGACCGACCGCTTCTCGTTCGCCCAGACCTCAAAAGGATGAACTGGCTCGACAAAGCGATCGCCTGGGTATCGCCCGAGACGGGTCTGCGCCGGATGCGCGCACGCCGCGCGGGAGAGCTCATCCGCCTCGCCTACGAAGGAGCGCGGACCGATCGCCGCACGGGCGGCTGGATCACGACGGGCAACTCGGCCAACGCCGAGATCTCGGTGGCGCTGTCGAAACTGCGCGAACGCTCCCGCGATCTGATCCGCAACAACGCCTACGCGGCGCGCGCCGTGGCCGAGATCGTGGGCAACGCCATCGGAACGGGCATCACGGCGCAGGCACGAAGCGGCGAGCCGGACCTGGACCGTTTGATCAACGTGGCCTGGGCGGACTGGATCGAAGAGTGCGACGCCGACGGCCAGCTCGACTTCTACGGCCTTCAGGCGCTGGTTGCTCGCACGGTGTTTGAGAGCGGTGAGTGTCTGGTGCGCTTCCGGCAGCGGCGCGAAAGCGACGGCCTATCGGTTCCGTTGCAGCTCCAGGTGCTCGAGCCCGACTACCTCGATCACACGAAGACGCAGAAGACCGACACGGGCTACACCATTCAGGGTGTCGAGTTCGATCTGGTGGGCCGCCGCGTCTTCTACTGGCTCTACGGGCAGCATCCCGGCGATCTGGTGCAGACGGGTGTGCGTGGCGGGGCGGCCCTGCAATCGGTGCGCGTCCCGGCGAGCGAGGTCCTGCACATTTACCGCAAGGACCGTCCCGGCCAAGTCCGCGGCGTTCCGTGGCTGGCGCCTGTCGTTGTCACGCTGCGTGATCTGGACGAATACGAGGAGGCCGAGCTGGTCCGCAAGAAGATCGAGGCCTGCTTCGCTGCGTTCGTGACGCAGCCGCAGGGCCCGGAAGGTCCGTCGATTGCGCCGGCCACGCCGGATCCGGCCACCGGCAAGCGTGTCGAGAGCTTCGAGCCGGGCATGATCGAGTACTTGAAGCCGGGCGAGGAGATCACCTTCGCCTCTCCGTCGGCTTCAGCGGGCTATCGCGACTACGTCGCCGCCAAACAGGCTCAAATCGCCACGGGATTGCAGCTCACCTATGAGCAGTTGACCGGCGATCTGTCGCGCGTGAACTACTCGAGCTACCGCGCGGGGCTGCTGAGCTTCCGCAACGGCATCGAGGGCTTTCGCTGGCTGACGTTCATCCCGATGCTGTGCGCGCCGGTTTGGGAACGCTTTCTTACGGTGGCCTATGCTGCCGGCACGATCCCCGACCCCGGGCCGTTTCGCGCCGAGTGGACGCCGCCCGGTTTCGGCAGCGTCGATCCGTACAAAGACTCGGTCGCCACCTTGAACCGGCTGCGCACCGGAACGCTGACGCTGCGGCAGGCCATCGCCGAGCAGGGTTACGACCCCGACGCGCAGCTCGAACAGATCGCCGAGATCAACCGGATGCTCGATGAGCGCGGGATCGTGCTCGACTGCGATCCGCGCCGCGTCACGCAGAGCGGCACGCAACAAAAACTGCCGGTCGCTGAACTGAAGCGTGAGTTGGGCGACATTCTCCGGCTACTTGATGACGAGGAACCTCCACATGACCCCAACGAGAGAACGGCTGGAAGCCCAGTTTGAGGCGCTGGCTCCAGCCGACCGCGACGATCGCACGGCGACGCTCACCTGGTACACGGGCGCATCCGTCCGCCGCTACGACGCGCGCGGCCCGTTCGACATGCGCTTCTCGATGGAACCGGGCGCGATCCGCATGGGACGTCTGGCAAGCGGCGCTGCGCCGCTTCTGAATTCCCACCGCGATTTCACCGTCGACGATGTCATCGGCGTCATCGCCCGTGCGTGGGTCGAGAACGGCCAGGGCAAGGCCACGGTGCGGTTCTCGAAGCGCGCCGACGTTGATCCCGTCTGGCAGGACGTCCAGGATGGCATCCTGCGCAACGCCTCGATGGGCGTGGCGATTCACGCGGTCGAGGACGTGACGCCACAGGGAGCGGCCATGCGCCAGGTACTGGTGACCGACTGGGAGCCCGAGGAAGTTTCACTCGTGCCCATTGGCGCCGATCCTGGTGCGGGATTCAAGTTTGAACGGGCAACTGGCCCACAGGAGCAGAAGATGGATGAAACCATCGTGGAAGCCGGCCTTGCCGGCGCAAAGAGCAATGCCACGGGCGAAGAGGCCCGTGACGAACTCACGATCAATCTCGATGCCGAGCGCCAGGCCGCCGCACTGGCTGAACGCGCGCGCATCCGGGAGATCGAGAAGGTCGGGCGCACGTTGAATGTCGACGCTCGCCTGGTCGCTCAGCACGTCGAGGCGGGCACTTCGATTGAAGAGTTCCGCAAGCTGGCGCTCGACAAGCGGGCTGAAGAGGATGAGCGCAATCCCATCCGCAGCGCGGCCGCCGTGGTCACCCGCGACGAAAGTGACACCCGCCGCGCCGGGATCATGGCGGCGCTCCTGCACCGCTACGATCCGGCGGTCTTCCCCTTGAAGGACGACCTCGGCCGCGACTGGGCCGGGCAGACGCTGCTCGATCTGGCGAAGGAGTGCCTCGAAACCTCCGGCACGCGCACCAAGCGGCTGCCGCGACATGAGATCGCCAAGCTCGCTTTGTCGACCTCCGACTTCCCCTCGATCCTCGCTGACGTCGCCAACAAGACTCTGCGGCAGGCCTATGAAGCCTACCCGCGTACCTTCCTGCCGTTTTCGCGGCGGCGCTCGGCGGTAGACTTCAAGAACATCAACGCCGTTCAACTTGGCGAAGCGCCGAGCCTCATAAAGGTGAACGAGAAGGGCGAGTTCACCCACGGCTCGATCGCCGAATCGAAGGAGACCTACAAGCTCGCCACCTATGGCCGCATCGTCTCGATCACGCGCCAGACGATCATCAACGACGATCTGAGCGCCTTCACCCGCATCCCCGCCGGTTTCGGGGTGGCGGCGGCGACGCTCGAAAGCGATACGGTGTGGGGCATCATCACCTCGAATTCGGCGATGGGCGACGGCGTCGCGCTGTTCCACGCGAACCACGCGAACCTCAACACGGGCACGGGCAGTGCGCTGGCCTTGACGGGCTTGGGCGCGGGCATGGCGGCGATGGCCAAACAGAAGGGCCTGGACGGCATCACGGTGTTGAACGTGCAGCCGCGCTATCTGGTGGTGCCGGTGGCGCTGCAACTCGCGGCCTTCCAGATGATCGCGCCTAACCTCGCGCCGGCGAAATCGGCCGACCTCGTGCCCGACTATATCCGGGCACTGACGCCGATTGCCGAGCCCCGGCTCGACGCGGCGAGCACCACGGCCTGGTATCTGTTCGCCTCGCCCGATCAGATTGACACGATCGAGTACGCCTATCTCGAGGGACAGGACGGCGTGTACATCGAAACCCGGCAGGGCTTCGACGTGGACGGGGTCGAAATCAAGGCGCGGCTCGATTTCGGGGCTAAGGCCATTGACTGGCGCGGGCTTCAAAAGAACGTGGGCAGCTAACAGGAGGCTTGATCAATGAAGAACTACGTGCAGAAGGGCGAGACCCTCACGCTCACCGCGCCCTACGCGGTGAGTTCAGGAGGCGGCGCGCTGGTGGGCTCCATCTTCGGCGTGGCCGCAGCCGATGTGGCGAGCGGCGAAGAGGGCGAGTTCCAGGTGGCGGGCGTCTTCGATCTGACCCGAGAGGCCGGCGCGAGCACCGGCTGGTCGCAGGGCTCCTTGATTTACTGGAACAACACGACGAAGGTGATCACCAAGACCGCGACCAGCAACAAACTGATCGGCGTCGCTGTGAGGGCGGCGGCCGACGGCGACGCCACGGGCCGCGTGCGGTTGAACGGGGCGTTCATCTCCTGATGACGTTCCCCGATGCGGTGAGCCGCGTGGACGAGGCCTGCCTGCGGGTCTTCGGGCGGGAAGTCACCTATCTTCCCGAGGCCGGTGGGCAGGCCTCCGTCCGCGCGGTGTTTCAGCCGGCGCGGGAGGCCGAGGACGCCTCGCCGGGGGTCTATGCGGTGCTGTTCATCCGGTTGGCGGACTTACCTGCCGCGCCCGTGCGCGGGGACGAGGTCGAGATCGAAGGCACTCGCTACAAGGTCTTCGACATCGAGGCCGACGCCGAGGGCGCGGCTGTGCTCCGGCTGCGTAAGGCCGGCTGACTTCCGGAAAATCTTCCGGAAGTCGGACTTCCGCCAAATATGGCGGAGGTGGGCGACTTGTGGGCAATTGCGCACAAGTGCTCTGAGGCGATTCATGCCGAGCGTCCGTGTCTACCAGAAGAAGCAACTGCGGCTTGATCTGCTCAACTTCCGCCAGCGGCAGATGTATGAGTTGGGTGTGGCGGGAGTCGCGGCGGTGAAGGCGCGGCTTGCCGCCGCCCAGGGCCCCGGGGATTCCCCGGCCAAGCCGCTTACCAAGCGCTACGCGATCTGGAAGACCCGGAAGGGCAAGGGTAACCGCCGCAACCTGACCTTCTCGGGCGATCTGCTGCGCAACTTCCAGGTCCGCACGGTCAGCGAGAACCGGGCCAAGGCCAACGTCTCGACCCGCAAGGACCGGATCAAAGCCTGGGCCAACCAGAAGCGCGAGGCTTGGATGGTCTTCTCGCCGAAGAATAGAGCGGCCGTCGTGGAGGCCGCGCGGAAGATGCTGGACGCCATGAAGCCTCGTCTGATCGTCGAGCGCGCCCTTGGAGGAAAGCAGCGATGATCAACCCTGCGGAGCTGGTCGATAGCCTGGTCGGTTTGCTGCGCGACATTCCGGAGCTGGTCGCCGAGATGGATGGCGACGAGCAACGGATCTTCGCACACCACGATCAGTATCCGAAGCGGGCGAGCCTCGCGGCGGCAATACATGAGATGCCCGCGCCTGGGATCATGGCCGCCTGGCAGGGGACGCAGCCCTCGAGTTTCGGCGGCGTCGATGTCTGGAGGCACCAGGTGACGCTCTATCTGCGGGCGCGCGAGACCTTTTCAGGCGACCCGCCCACCGCCTACTACCGGCTGTTCCGGCTGATCGCCAAGGGAGTGCCGTCGGCGGAGGGTGTGCCGATGCTCAATGCTACGGTCCATCCGTCATGCCACCCGATGGACCTACCGCGGATTGACCGGCAGACCGACGCAGAGGGGCTCGACTATTTCGAAGTGCCGCTCAGCTTCATGGAGATGGGAGATGACTGAGACAGTGTTGATGCTATGCCGCGTGCGGCATAGCATGAGTAATGTCGAACCCCTGACTATGCCGCATGAAGGTCCTGGCGGTGCATCTGTGTGCGACCCGGCGTTCTGTGATTCGGCATAGTCCGGCGTCTTCTCCTGAGATCCTGCGATAGAAGGAGAAGACATGATTGAAGCGTTTTTCGAGTGTTCGTTCACCATAAGTCGTTTGCGCCAAGCCCCACTGGCAGACCACATGGATGCATTTGCTTCGCTGCTGGCCGGGCAAGGTTATTCAATAGCCTGGGCTCGCGTCCAGATTCGAGTCGTCGGCGAGTTCAACCGCTGGCTCCGCAGCAAGAGCATCGGACTCTCACGGGTTGACGAAAATGCTGTGACCCGCTTCCTGGCGTGTCGGGAACGAGCAAAGCCGCTGGCACCGGGCCGAGCCTTCGCTTTGACGCGCCTGCTTCGAATGCTTCGTGATAAGGGCGTGCTGGCCGAGCCGCAGCCTCCTGCTCCAACTGCCGCCGAAGCTGCCGTGACTGCGTTCGGGGATTTCTTGCGGCAAGAGCGCGGCTTGGCGGAGACGACGTTGGCCAATATGCTGCCATTCGTGGAGGAGTTCCTGTCCGCCTGGTCTCCGGCGGGGCGTTTCAGGCTTTCCAACCTCACGGCACGCGATGTGACTCAATTCATTCAGCAGCGCGCCACCGAACTCGGCGCTGGACGTGCACCGTTGCTGGTGACGGCGCTTCGAAGCTTCTTGAGGTACCTGAGGTATCAGGGAGAAATCCAGACCGATCTGGCGGCCTGTGTCCCTTCCGTTCCCAAATACTCACTTTCATCGCTGCCGAAATACCTGCCTGCGGGTAGTATCGAGCGAGTGCTCCAGCATGCCGATCGGTCCACCCCACGCGGCCGGCAAGAGCGGGCAATGCTCTTTTTGCTCGCAAGACTTGGGCTTCGATCCGCAGAACTCATGGCGCTGACTCTCGACGACATCGACTGGGACGCCGGACAAATCACCATCCGCGGAAAGGGAGATCGTTGGGCCGGACTACCGCTTCCCTCTGACGTCGGCGAAGCCATTGCCGATTACCTGCGCCAGGACCGGCCGCAGTGTGGAACGAGAAGGCTGTTCGTCACCCGTAATGCCCCCATCACCGGCTTACGTTCCCGTACCCCGATCCAGCGAGCGGTCCAACGCGCGTTGGATCAAGCCGGCATCTCTTCGGCACGTGGCGGGGCGCACCTCTTCAGACACACGCTGGCTACGGACATGCTCCGCCGCGGTGCCTCGCTCGGTGAAATCGGCGAAGTGCTCCGCCACCGCGACCTGAATACGACGCGGATCTACGCGAAAGTTGATCTGGTCGCGTTGCAAAAACTCGCGCTGCCCTGGCCAGGAGGTGCGCGATGACGGTTCTGAAGAATGCGGTAAACGAATATCTGGCGCTTCGGCGCTCTCTCGGATATCGGTTGCATCGAACGGAAGCGCAGCTAAATGCGTTCGTGAGTTTCATGGAGCGGCAAGGAGAGCGCCACATCACGACGAAGTTGGCCATGAGGTGGGTCCGCGAGTCCGCTCCCGGCGCGACGGTGAACGCTGTCGAACGGCTTGGCGCGGTTCGGCGCTTCGCAAAATTCTGGAGTGCCGCCGATCCATGCACCGAGGTCCCGCCAGCTGGCCTGATCCGCCGGCCAAGGGTCGCCGTTCATCCTTATATATACACCGCGACCGAAATCAATCGGCTGATGCAGGCGGCCAGAAAGCTCCCTTCGCCGGAGGGGTTTCGCGCTCACACCTATTATTGCCTGCTCGGGCTGTTGGCGGTTACCGGCCTGCGGATCGGTGAGGCAATGAAGCTTCGCATCGACGATGTAAATCTCGACGAAGGACTCTTGACCATCAAGGGCACGAAATTCGGGAAGTCGCGCTTGGTTCCTCTGCATCCGACCACGATTAAGGCGCTTGCCGACTACGCCAAGCGGCGAGCGTCACTCCTTGGCAAGACCCGCCTACCCACATTTTTCGTGAACGAACGGCGTAGTCCGCTCAGCGATACCAACATCCACGACACGTTTGTCAAACTCCGTCGCAACGCTGGGTTGGCCGGCGCAAAAGACCGCGTTGGGCCACGGTTGCACGACTTCCGGCATCGGTTTGCCGTGCAGACTTTGCTGAACTGGTATCGCGCTGGTGAGGACGTCGAACGACTCCTTCCCGTACTCTCAACATTCCTCGGCCACAGCAGGGTCCAGAACACCTATTGGTATCTGTCATCGGCGCCGGAGTTGCTGGGCGTGGCCAGCAAGAGGCTCGAAAAGCGTTGGGGAGGTCAGCGATGACATCTCAACGGTTCTCTGCGCTCTTGGAAGCCTTCTTTACAGAGCGGCTCATCTCACAGCGGCACGCCAGCCCTCATACAGTCGCATCGTACCGGGACACGTTTCGCCTCTTATTGAAATTCCTGCAAAAGCATATACGCAAAGCGCCTTCGGAACTGACCATGGCTGACCTCGATGTGCGCCTGATCGGGGCTTTTCTTCAAGACCTGGAAGCAGGCCGCCACAACGCCATTCGCAGCCGGAACTTGCGCCTGACGGCGATCCGTTCGTTCTTTCGATATGCGGCCCTGGAGTGTCCGGAACATGCGGAACAGATTCATCGCGTGCTGGCTATTCCGCCGAAGCGCCACTCTCGGCCCGTGGTTGACTTTCTGTTAAAGCCCGAAATCGATGCGCTGTTATCGGCTCCCGACCAAACCGACTGGCGCGGAAGGCGAGACCACGCGCTGTTGCTGCTGGCTGTGCAAACAGGGCTGCGTCTTTCCGAAATAGCGGGGCTCCGGCATGCCGATATCGAGTTGGGTCGCGGCGCGCATGTGCGGTGCCTTGGAAAAGGGCGCAAAGAGCGATGCACGCCGTTGACCAGGACCGCTGTGAAGGTGCTCAGAGCATGGATACAGGAACAAGGCCGTGACGAAAGAAAACCCCTGTTTCCAAATGCACGTGGCGGCCATTTGAGTCCCGACACGATCCAGCACCTTGTCGCCAGGCACTCGGCGGCCGCGGCGAAGGCGTGCAGCACGCTGCGGAAAAAGCGCGTCACCCCCCACGTTCTCAGGCACACGGCCGCCATGGAATTGCTCCAGGCCGGTGTGGATCGATCTGTGATTGCTCTTTGGCTCGGTCACGAATCCATTGAAACTACCCAAATCTACCTGGATGCCAACCTCGAGATAAAGGAGCAGGCCTTGAAGAGAACCGCACCCGCCGGTGCGACGCTGACACGCTTCAAGCCCGATGATCAACTCCTCAACTTTCTGAAGAGCCTATAAGGAGCCACCAGACTATGCCGAATGACTCAGATGTCCGCACATGTTCTGATTCCAAATCACAGGCATCTCACGCGAATAACCAGAATGCATCCGGCATAGTCCAGGGTTCGACATTACT